ATGCTGGAACAAATGGGCATTGCCGCGAAGCAAGCCTCGTATAAATTAGCGCAACTCTCCAGCCGCGAAAAAAATCGCGTGCTGGAAAAAATCGCCGATGAACTGGAAGCACAAAGCGAAATCATCCTCAACGCTAACGCCCAGGATGTTGCTGACGCGCGAGCCAATGGCCTTAGCGAAGCGATGCTTGACCGTCTGGCACTGACGCCCGCACGGCTGAAAGGCATTGCCGACGATGTACGTCAGGTGTGCAACCTCGCCGATCCGGTGGGGCAGGTAATCGATGGCGGCGTACTGGACAGCGGCCTGCGTCTTGAGCGTCGTCGCGTACCGCTGGGGGTTATTGGCGTGATTTATGAAGCGCGCCCGAACGTGACGGTTGATGTCGCTTCGCTGTGCCTGAAAACCGGTAATGCGGTGATCCTGCGTGGTGGTAAAGAAACCTGTCGCACTAACGCGGCAACGGTGGCGGTGATTCAGGACGCCCTGAAATCCTGTGGCTTACCGGCGGGTGCCGTGCAGGCGATTGATAATCCTGACCGTGCGCTGGTCAGTGAAATGCTGCGTATGGATAAATACATCGACATGCTGATCCCGCGTGGTGGCGCTGGTTTGCATAAACTGTGCCGTGAACAGTCGACAATCCCGGTGATCACAGGTGGTATAGGCGTATGCCATATTTACGTTGATGAAAGTGCAGAGATCGCTGAAGCATTAAAAGTGATCGTCAACGCGAAAACTCAGCGTCCGAGCACATGTAATACGGTTGAAACGTTGCTGGTGAATAAAAACATCGCCGATAGCTTCCTGCCCGCATTAAGCAAACAAATGGCGGAAAGCGGCGTGACATTACACGCAGATGCAGCTGCGCTGACACAGTTGCAGGCAGGCCCTGCGAAGGTGGTGGCGGTTAAAGCCGAAGAGTATGACGATGAGTTTCTGTCATTAGATTTGAACGTCAAAATCGTCAGCGATCTTGACGATGCCATCGCCCATATTCGTGAACACGGCACACAACACTCCGATGCGATCCTGACCCGCGATATGCGCAACGCCCAGCGTTTTGTTAACGAAGTGGATTCGTCCGCTGTTTACGTTAACGCCTCTACGCGTTTTACCGACGGCGGCCAGTTTGGTCTGGGTGCGGAAGTGGCGGTAAGCACACAAAAACTCCACGCGCGTGGCCCAATGGGGCTGGAAGCACTGACCACTTACAAGTGGATCGGCATTGGTGATTACACCATTCGTGCGTAAATAAAACCGGGTGATGCAAAAGTAGCCATTTGATTCACAAGGCCATTGACGCATCGCCCGGTTAGTTTTAACCTTGTCCACCGTGATTCACGTTCGTGAACATGTCCTTTCAGGGCCGATATAGCTCAGTTGGTAGAGCAGCGCATTCGTAATGCGAAGGTCGTAGGTTCGACTCCTATTATCGGCACCATTTAAATCAATAAGTTACACATCATTAGTACCTTCCTTATTTCTTGACTGGGACAAATTTGGGACCGATGGGTTCAGAATCAAGTCTATTTGCCGTGCGTGTTCGGTAAGGTGATTAGGTGCGAGGTGAGCATATCGACGAACCATTTCGATAGACTCCCAGCCTCCCATTTCCTGTAACACTGATAACGGGACTCCGGCTTGAACCAGCCAACTTGCCCAGGTGTGTCTCAAGTCGTGAAATCTGAAATCATCAATACCAGCCCGTCTCAGCGCCGCTTTCCAGGCTGTGTTTGCGTCATACCGCATCTTCCTTACTGTTGGCGCTTTCGTTCCGTCTGGTTTGGTACAGCTTTCCTTGTACACAAATACCCAACGGTGATGATTTCCGATTTGTTTTTTCAATACGCGACATGCAGTATCATTCAGCGCAACGCCAATTGCGCGGTTTGATTTACTCTCTTTGAGGTGTACTGGCAATAGCGGACACTACCATTTGTTCTTTTTTAAGCAGCCATCTGATGATATTTTTCCCTGAAGGCTGCCGGGGAGATATTCCCCAGACGAGAGTGACGACGCTGACGATTGTAGAAAATCTCAATGTATTCCCGTATTACTGAGATGGCTTCATCCCGGTTATTAAAACGATAGTGGCTCAGGCTCTCATTTTTCAGCGTTCCCCAGAAGCTTTCCATCGGAGCGTTGTCGTAACAGTTACCTTTACGCGACATTGATGTTTTCAGACCAGACTGCTCCTGTATGACCCGGTAATCGTATGCGCAGTACTGTGAACCTCGATCAGAGTGGTGGATTAGCCCGGCAGGTGGGCGCTGGCTCCTGAGCGCCATAAACAGGGCTTTACCTGTCAGCTCTTTTGTCATGCGCTCTCCCATGGCGTAGCCGACAATTTCGCACGTATAAACATCTTTGATGCCAGCGAGGTACAACCATCCCTCCTGTGTGGCAACATACGTCAGGTCCGCCACCCAGACCTGATTTGGTGCTGTAGGAGCGAACGTCTGGTTCAGCAGATTTGGCGCAACTGGCAGATTGTGGTTCGGGTTCGTAGTCGCTCTGAACTTGCGTTTCTGCTTACAGCGTAGCCTTAGCTCCTTACGAAGACGTGCCAGTCGGTCACGACCAACGATGATGCCATTCTCTGCCAGCTCCGTCTGGAGCCGCCGGGTTCCATATGTTTCGCGAGTGCGGATATGTGCCACCTTAATCTCCAGTTTTAGCCGCTCATCACTTTGTTTTCTGTCTGAGGGTTCATGCTGTACCCAGTTGTAATAACCGCTCCTGGATACACCAAATACCTGACACATCGCTTCAATGGGAAATTGTTGTCGCCATTGTTCGATTAACGCGTATTTTTCAGCGACTCCTGTGCAAAATACGCTGTTGCTTTTTTTAATATATCTCGCTCAAGGCGAGCTTCATTTAACGCCTTACGCAGTTGCAGAATTTCAGATTCCAGTTCAGCCAGCGTGCGGGAACCAGGAGTACCGAGCCCTTTTCTGGCGGCGGTAACCCATTGTCCTAAAGTGCCTTCAGGAAGAGATAATCGGGAAGCGCCTTCACTGATCGAAAGTTGATTTTCAAGAACCGTTCTGACAGCTTCGGCTTTGAACTCTTTAGAGTAACGTTGGGTTTTTCTGCTCATTATTAGCTCCTTCTGATGCCATTCTATTTCAGGAAGGAGTGTCCGTTAAACTCAGGCTACCTCACTTCCGGGTTTATCCATGCCACCCGGCGCTGCATATTTATTTGTTGCCATTCAAGGTTGATGATGTTCGAGCGTCTTAAGCCTGTTGCCAGTGCAAATTCAACAACAGACTTTAATGGCTCCGGACATTCATCAATCAGCCTTTGTGCTTCATGGGGCTCCAGCCAGCGGATCCGTTTATTCTTTGGTTGAGGCACTTTAATAATTGGTGCCTTATCCAGCATTTTCCATTCACGCTCTGCGGCTCTTAGTAGGGCCTTTATAAATGAAAGATGCGTAGCCTTCGTTGCAACGGACGCTGGTTTTGGCGTGTATTCTGGAACAGGTTTCCCTTTTTTTCTGCATGATTCTGCCCTGAGTTTCCAGTTTTCCTCATGACGCCGGTTCGTCATTTTCTGCATTGCTGAATAAATTTTTGATTCAGTAATGTCTCTTAGTTGTATTCCTGCGAAATGTTGAAGCCAGAATCCGATCCGGCTTTTGTCATCGTCCAGTGATTTTTTATGTGCTTTCTCTTCAAGCCACCTGACACACGCTTCCTCGAACGTTATATCAGGTATTTCACCAAGTTTGCTGACCCGCCATGCTTCAGCCTTTAGCTTGTCATGGAGTTCTGTCGCCTGCCTTTTGTCCTTTGTTCCAAGAGACTGTTTAAATCTTTTACCGTTCGGCAATGTGAAACTGGCGTACCATATTTCACCTCTGCGGAAGAGTGACATTTTCTTTCCTCTGTTATGCCATCACCCGCGCTCACCTGGACAGTATGCAGCGGAGACTGAAGAGCCGCAATGCAGGCTTGTCGTGTTGTGAGGTAAGGAGATTTATTCTTAGTGGGATCTTTGCGTGTTGCCTGAAGACGCCCTGTGCGTATCCAGTTAATGGCAGTCGGTCTGGATATCTTGAGAAAATGACAGGCCTCATCGAGTGTGAGGCTGTATGGCTCCATTATTTCACCTCTTGCTGTGACATTGTTGAGAAATGGATACCAGCTCGTTGCTGCCAGACGATCCAACCGAGAGTCATATCCCATGCCATGTATTCGTTATCGCCGTTTTTTGCTCTCCGACGATCTACTAAGTCACCAAAACGCTTTTCCATGAATAATTCATAAGCTTCGCGTTCATCTGGTTCTACTTCCAGAGATAGGAGTGCGATTTCATAAGCACGGCGCTCAATATCGTCTCGCACGTCAAGGCTGCTGATACGCTCTTTAATTTCTTTAATCAGTTCTTTGTCGGTAAAAGTGGTCATTATGCTCCAGCCTCCGGTGCTTTTGGCATTACTGCCCAGTGAGTGATATTGACGTTTTCAAGGTCCCCGACCTGAAATGTCCACTGCCATTCTCCGGTTTCTTTTTGTCCCCAGGTGTACCAGAGAGAACGCCAGCCAATTAGCCAGCCTTCTCCGTTAGCATCGAATAACAAAACACTTTCATTTGCTGGTGGCAGTTCAGTTGACACTGGTATTACTTTGTTTTCCTGTGCTGCACATTTAGCTTCAAGCTCATCGAATTTACGCACCAGGTATTCAGCATCTGTTTCATTTACTTTCTGAACCGCCCCGGGTTTCCTGGAGAGTGTTTTATCTGTGAACTCAGGCTGACAGATCATCGTTTCCGATGGAAGCATAATAAGCTTTTTCTGCTTCTGCCGGAGGGATGTGGCCCAGCCTTTCCGGCAATCGTCGATTGTTATACCAGTCCACCCACGTTAGTGTGGCCAGTTCCACTTCTGCACAGTTTTTCCAGCTCTTACGGTGTATTACCTCCGCTTTGTAAAGACCATTGATGCTCTCCGCCATCGCGTTGTCATACGAGTCGCCTGTACTTCCTGTTGATGCCAGTAATCCGGCTTCCTTAAGCCGCTGTGTGTAGGCCAGCGATACATACTGAGAACCTTTATCACTGTGATGGACCGTGCCGGACGGTCGACGGGCCCATAACGCCTGCTCCAGTGCATCCAGCACGAATGTCGTTTCCATGGACGATGAGACCCGCCACCCCACGATGTATCCGGCAAACACATCAATGATGAACGCCACATAGACGAAGCCCCGCCATGTGCTGACGTAAGTAAAATCAGCCACCCACAGCTGGTCAGGTCGTTCTGCCACGAACTGACGGTTTACGCGGTCGCCTGCGGCAACGGCTTTCCGGCTGATGGTCGTACGGACTTTTTTACCCCGGAGAACACCGGCAAGTCCCATAACCGCCATGAGACGTGCCACAGTGCATCTGGCCACTCTGATACCTTCCCGTAACAACTGACGCCAGACTTTACACCGTATACCTTGTGATTTTCATCGTATACGCGCTGTATCTCTTTCTTCAGCCAGTCATCGCGCTGCGCACGGGCACTGCGTTTATCCGGATGATGTCGCTGTTGCTGACAGTGGTAATACGTTGACGGGGCAATATGCAGTTCGCTGCATAGCGGTCCGACCCTGTACTGCTCACGCAGCTTATCCAGCAGTGGCATCATTTTTTCCAGAGGCGGTCGAACTCCGCCTTCGCAAAATAAGCGGAAGCCTGGCGAAGGATATCGTTACTGCGGCGCAGTTCACGATTTTCACGCTCCAGCTCTTTCAGACGCTGACGTTCAGCGGTGGTGAGCCCTCCATCACCGCCCCCGGTATCCCGCTCATGCTGGCGACCCCAGACACGCAGAGTCTCCGGCGTACAGCCAATCTTTGGGGCAATGGAACAAATTGTCGCCCATTGTGAGTCATATTCGCCCTGACTTTCCAGAACCATACGGACTGCCCGTTGACGGACTTCGGGGGAAAAACGAGTATTTTTAGTCATCCTGTTTACCTCTTTCTCAGGAAGTTTAGTCTCCAGGATTCCCGGGGCGGTTCAGGATGTGTGATTGTCTTGATTTCATATCCATCATACGGGACGTCTGAGGTAGCCTGAGTTTAACGGACACTCCTTCCTGAAATAGAATGGCATCAGAAGGAGCTAATAATGAGCAGAAAAACCCAACGTTACTCTAAAGAGTTCAAAGCCGAAGCTGTCAGAACGGTTCTTGAAAATCAACTTTCGATCAGTGAAGACGCTTCCCGATTATTCCTTCCTGAAGGCACTTTAGGACAATGGGTTACCGCCGCCAGAAAAGGGCTCGGTACTCCTGGTTCCCGCACGCTGGCTGAACTGGAATCTGAAATTCTGCAACTGCGTAAGGCGTTAAATGAAGCTCGCCTTGAGCGAGATATATTAAAAAAAGCAACAGCGTATTTTGCACAGGAGTCGCTGAAAAATACGCGTTAATCGAACAATGGCGACAACAATTTCCTATTGAAGCGATGTGTCAGGTATTTGGTGTATCCAGGAGCGGTTATTACAACTGGGTACAGCATGAACCCTCAGACAGAAAACAAAGTGATGAGCGGCTAAAACTGGAGATTAAGGTGGCACATATCCGCACTCGCGAAACATATGGAACCCGGCGGCTCCAGACGGAGCTGGCAGAGAATGGCATCATCGTTGGTCGTGACCGACTGGCACGTCTTCGTAAGGAGCTGAGGCTACGCTGTAAGCAGAAACGCAAGTTCAGAGCGACTACGAACCCGAACCACAATCTGCCAGTTGCGCCAAATCTGCTGAACCAGACGTTCGCTCCTACAGCACCAAATCAGGTCTGGGTGGCGGACCTGACGTATGTTGCCACACAGGAGGGATGGTTGTACCTCGCTGGCATCAAAGATGTTTATACGTGCGAAATTGTCGGCTACGCCATGGGAGAGCGCATGACAAAAGAGCTGACAGGTAAAGCCCTGTTTATGGCGCTCAGGAGCCAGCGCCCACCTGCCGGGCTAATCCACCACTCTGATCGAGGTTCACAGTACTGCGCATACGATTACCGGGTCATACAGGAGCAGTTTGGTCTGAAAACATCAATGTCGCGTAAAGGTAACTGTTACGACAACGCTCCGATGGAAAGCTTCTGGGGAACGCTGAAAAATGAGAGCCTGAGCCACTATCGTTTTAATAACCGGGATGAAGCCATCTCAGTAATACGGGAATACATTGAGATTTTCTACAATCGTCAGCGTCGTCACTCTCGTCTGGGGAATATCTCCCCGGCAGCCTTCAGGGAAAAATATCATCAGATGGCTGCTTAAAAAAAGAACAAATGGTAGTGTCCGCTATTGCCAGTACACCTCAGGGTGTTTGTCCACACCAAACCTGCCTACCGAAGCGACGGAACAAAAACAGCAGCGGTAAGGAAGATGAGAACCGACAGCAACAAGGCATGGAAGGGAGCGTTAAAGCGGGCAGGCATTAGCAACTTCCGCTTCCATGACCTGAGGCATACCTGGGCAAGCTGGCTGGTTCAGTCCGGTGTCTCTCTTCTTGCGCTTAAAGAGATGGGAGGATGGGAAACTCTCGAAATGGTTCAAAGATACGCCCACCTTTCAGCCGGGCATCTTACCGAGCACGCGAGCAAAATCGATGCGATTATAAGTCGCAATGGCACAAATACGGCACAAGAGGAGAACGTAGTTTACTTAAATGCGAGGTAACTTATTGATTTAAATGGTGCCGATAATAGGAGTCGAACCTACGACCTTCGCATTACGAATTATAAGAATCCGCTTGTAATTCAAAGGATTATCCCATCAACACTGCGCTCACACGTCCCACCACATCAAAACATGTAAAGCCTTGCAAGCCATTGTGAGGCCTTATGTGTCTCAGTTTTGTCTCATCAGACATAGCAAGTATCGATCAATTGAGACTTGGATGATAGACTTCATGCCTTTCAGAGCTCATTGATTAAATAAATGTTAAAGTTATTTGTAAAGTACACATCTATAGGTGTGCTGAACACACTTATACACTGGGTGGTTTTTGGTGTATGTATCTATGCCGCACATACCAGTCAGGCTCTGGCAAACTTCACAGGTTTCGTAGTGGCTGTGAGCTTTAGCTTCTTCGCGAATGCAAGATTCACATTCAAAGCATCGACTACAGCGATGCGCTACATGTTATACGTGGGATTTATGGGAATATTGAGTGTGATTGTTGGTTGGGCAGCTGATAAATGCTCACTTCCTCCAATAGTCACTCTTATCACCTTCTCCGCCATCAGTCTGGTGTGCGGTTTCGTCTATTCAAAGTTCATTGTCTTTAGGGATGCGAAATGAAAATATCTCTTGTCGTTCCTGTCTTCAATGAAGAAGAAGCGATACCTGTTTTCTATAAAACGGTACGTGAATTCCAAGAGTTGAAGCCATATGAAGTAGAAATTGTATTCATAAATGACGGAAGTAAAGATGCCACAGAGTCAATTATTAACGCGCTGGCTGTTTCAGACCCGCTAGTTGTTCCGCTGTCATTTACACGCAACTTTGGTAAAGAACCAGCCTTATTTGCAGGGTTAGACCATGCAAGCGGCGATGCTGTAATTCCTATTGATGTCGACCTGCAAGACCCAATTGAGGTTATCCCTCATCTTATTGAAAAGTGGCAGGCAGGTGCTGACATGGTGCTTGCTAAACGTTCAGACCGCTCAACTGATGGACGACTGAAACGTAAGACAGCTGAGTGGTTCTATAAATTACACAACAAAATAAGCACCCCAAAGATCGAGGAAAATGTCGGAGATTTTCGACTCATGTCTCGTGAGGTTGTGGAGAACATTAAACTGTTGCCTGAGCGCAATCTTTTCATGAAAGGCATACTGAGCTGGGTGGGTGGTCAGACGGATGTCGTTGAATATGTACGCGCAGAGCGTGTTGCTGGCATCTCAAAATTTAATGGCTGGAAATTATGGAATCTGGCACTGGAAGGTATCACAAGTTTTTCAACCTTTCCTCTTCGCGTATGGACTTATATAGGCTTGTTTGTTGCAAGCATTTCATTTTTATATGGTGCATGGATGATTATAGACACCCTTGTCTTTGGTAACCCAGTACGCGGGTATCCCTCCCTGCTTGTATCAATACTTTTCTTGGGTGGAGTGCAACTGATCGGGATTGGTGTTCTCGGTGAATATATAGGTAGAATTTACTTAGAAACAAAATCAAGACCTAAGTATATTTTGAAGAAAGGTAGAAAATAACCATGAGCATATGTATTAAACAATCAGCATTAAAAATATTATTGGCTTTATCAGCACTCCTAATAACTTGGTTGACTACCAGATACTTTCCAGTTGAACCGGATGTTGCTAACAGCCCAATTGTATGGAGGCATATTTTAGAGAATGGTATATCATCAATCCACGACTGGAAACCAACCGTGGATAATTGGTATTTCACCGTTTACCCAATTAACTTTTTATTTTATATGCTGTTAGGTGATGATGGCTTAGTAGCATTAAGATTATCAACTGCAGTTTTCTCTATTGCTATAGTAATAGCAGCGATGTTAACGCTACGTAAGGCATTCGGGTTTACCCCTGCTTTATTTTCTATTATACTTCTATCTCTAATACCATATTTTTCATACACTTATGGTTTTGTATCACATCCTTTTTCTCATAATTCAACAAACGCTTTCGGCTTTTTATGCTTGCTTATATCTGTTTTCAACATACAGTATAAAAATATATTTATCACTCTCCTCTTAAGTTTGACAGCATTATTTTCCAGCGTATCCGATCCGTGGTTTACAGCTGCATTTTTTATTCCACTATTAATATCTTACTTTTTATTCTCTGTATGGGATAAAAAATTATTTAAGCATACTGCATTAATACTATTTGCATGTTTAATCTCTCTTTCCAATGTATTGCAAAATCTACTTAACATACCTCCCCACCAATTTGAAATTGTATCACTCAATGATATGATTTTAAATGCAAAATGGTGCATTCTGTTAATAGGAAAAAGTCTTAATTTATTAGTTGTCGACAATAACGCAACATCTTACGCCTCATTTGTCATTTGGTTCATTGCCATTATTACATCTGCGTGGTTTGTTTTATCGGACAATAAAAAAAACACATACCGTATTTATATTGTGTTATTTTCATTATTATCTATCGCAGGTATTGTCTCATCATTCATACTGAGCTATAAATCCCCTGATTATATTAGCATGCGTTTCTTTATGAATGTTACCTGTTTCGCACTGATATTGTGCTGTATCGGTACATCAACAAAAGCAAAGATATTATTTTATCTAATCGCATTTTTATTTTCGATCAGTTCAATTAAATCTTACACAAATAATGCTTCACCATTACACGATCAGGAGAAGATTGTTAAATCATACATTGATTTTTTAAAAAAAAATAATCTCCATTATGGGTACGGCTCTTTTTGGGATTTGTCAATGACTGTAAATTGGTTATCTGGTGGGGACATACAGATAACTCCTGTTTTCTTTAATGCTGATTCGGGGAAAATTAACTTTACTGGCGTGAGACAACAGACACTGGCTTCTTGGCATAGCAAGGAGGCGTTCAATTCTGCTCCTGAGCGACAGTTTATAGCAGTTTCCATAGCTAACGAACCTGAACGATGTAAAGAAATGACATCCTGCCTTGCAGGTATTCAAGAACAATTAGGTAAGCCTGACGAAGTTTTGAACTTTGAAGGAAGAGTAATATTAGTATTTAACAAAAAACTTAACCTATAGTAAATTGCCCCCTACCATATAAACCACACTAACGAATGAATAACCCGTCTTTTTCGACGGGTTATATCCCTATCAGGAATAAAAATGGAGTGGTTGCCGTATACAACAAACCCTCATTTAGAGCTATATTCTAGAGTATATGAGATACTATAAAGTTGAAGGAGCTATCATTAGAAAAACCATATGCTGTTATAATTAGATGTCTCGCTTTTCATCCAATAACGAATTTTCTCTTATAGATTGCTCTCTGGTTTTTTCGGCCACTCTGTATTTTTTATATCAACACGCATCAATAGTGCGCGATATTTTTTCCATGCCAGTAACAGTTTCGTTTCATCATCTGTTGCCATATCTAAATCAACCGCATCCTGAAGCGGCGCTATTACATTCGTTGCCTCTGCTATCAGTGCAGATTTCTTTTCATTATTTATTAAGGCTAATTGTTCTGGTGTTGGAGAAGGACGGTCAACAATGACAGGGTGACCATTCTCACCACAGGTAATCATTTTTGTTACACTCTGCGAATTAATCAGTGTTTTCCACTCTGATTCCGAGATTTCCACTGCATCATCAGGAATATTGGTGCCGTGAAATTCAGTCGAATAAAATCCGTTTGTCGATGCAGAATAAAAATATGACATTTCGTTAATATCCCATTGCAATGTAATACGCATCAGCAGATGAACCATATCCTGAACCGGGCGACACTGTAATATCAAATCCAGTGTTATGGACATTTGTCGCCGATACAGTCGGCTGCCCTGACGCGCCAGTAACGTTCAATGTAACTGTGACAGCAAGGACTCTTGAGAATGTCATCGGGAACCTCATCCCGTATGTTGAAGATACATTAGGGGAGCCATTCAACTGACCGCACTGTAAAATTAATCCAGACGGAAATTTTTGCGCAGCAGCCGTTGCGGTATTACTTGACGCGAACAGGCTCATATCAGGTATCTGATTCGCCCCTGTACCTACATTCCTTTTAGCTGCTTCTCCCAAACCAAGGTTTTCGAGAGCCGTTTTCACCGTGCCATCCGATTTGATATCGCCAAACGGATTCTTGCGGCTTAACAGCAGCGCGCGAAGTGCGGTAAGCAACTGATCGTGCCGCCCCTTCTCCAGGCTGGCACCGGATGCCTCCACCACGCTGCAAAGCTCCTCCTGCAACATGTCAAAGTAGTCATCATCCAGATCGGTGGCAGGCGTGCCAGTCTGGGGGTTACCACGGGTAAAACCGTTCTTACCCGCGCCGAACTTATCCTTCTGCGCGGTTTTCGTGTCTATACGATGCATGGATTACTCCGGATATTTAAAAATCACATAGGTATGCGACGGGCAGAGTTTGTTAAGCACACACTCGACAACGGTGTCCCCCCAGAAGCGCAGCGCGGAATCACAGGGATCGCCACATGTCATCCAGGTGGTGTTGGTGGCGACTGGCATGTTGACCTGCCAGTAATACCGCCATTCCGGTGCATTCACCGCGTCAGTACAGGCAGATGAGCAGGTGAACGTGCTTTTGTCGTATCGCGTGATGGTAGCGTCTGGTCTGCCCAGGGCAGCAAGCTGTGCAAGGTAAAAATCCTCATTGATGCCGCCCGCCAGGTTAACCTTCGCATCCAGTCGTTGCTGACGCTGGCGAAGGGTCTGTGTCCCTGCGGGAATACATTCATCCGGCAGACCGCACAGACGCTCCCAGCGGTTTATCAGTTCAGTGGTGGTGCGCGGATCCAGCTCCCGCATCAGGGCATCCGCACGCTGATGAACGCGGGTTAATGACGGTGCCGCACCGGCAATCGCCGGATCTCTGGCTGACCACGCCGGACCGGGTGGCAACAGTGCCGACAACAGACGGATGTAATCATCGTTTGTCACGTCCATGAAATCGTCCCCAGTACCGCCAGTTCATTTTTTGCAATGGAGATATTGTCCGCCGGTGCAAGCAACTGATGGCTGTATTCCCCGTTCGCACCGGAAATCGCTTCACTGATACGTGACACCTTCAGTTCTCCCTGCGGATAACCATCACGCAGCAGGAACGAACGCAACTCCGCGGTAATGGCAGCCCGTATTTCTGGTGTGTCCGGCGTCACGCGGATATGAAAATCCACCGTATGTGCCACCGGCCTGAATACATACAAATCAGAGCCTGCCACCGGGGCCAGTGGCCCGATATGTTGTCTTGCTGCCGTTTCCGTTGATTCTTCCGGAATGGGATTAATCAGGTCACTGCTGGCAATCATCACACCGACAGTTCCCGTTCCCATCCAGTGGCGGTATGTCCATGCACGGGTAATGCCTGGCACTTCTTTAGCCCAGACGACATAGTCCCCGTCAGCCCCGCCCTGAGGCGTCCAGTAATACCGCTCAATGACGCGGGCGCGCCACGTTTCCAGCTCTTCAGTATCAAATCCGCCTGTCAGGGTGTCAGCCACACCGGAAGACGGCAGACCATTCACCGGCGTGACCAGGATTAATGCCGTACCGTCGTCAGCGTTACCGACCGCGCCTGTAGTTGAGCAAGTGATCGGCACACGCAGGACACCACCGGAGCTGGTTGCATCGGCAGTTGCCGTGTACTGAACCAGGTCATCGCGCTGAATCACGCTCCCGGCAGTCACCTTCAGGCCATCGCTGACACCTTCCCAGCGCATATACCCGCTGGCAGCCGTGGCCCCCTTGCGCGGACACCGTTTCATCGCAGCATGTCGCGCCAGCCAGGACTCATCGCACAGGTCAGGCAGCATATTCATTGCCAGATAATCGATGTACCCGTAAACCGTATGCAGCGCCGCCGCATACACCTTTGCCCGCACGTCTTCATCCATGCGCCGGAGCGTGTCGCTGACGTCCAGCCTGGCGAATAAATCGTTACGGAGCATACTGATATTTTCTGCCAGCGTCGGGCGCTGAAATTCACTGTCCGCCATGCGTTATCGCACTCCACAGATCATCAAAAGAAATCATTACCGGTCCGTCACGACGCCAGAGAGTGATACTGTTACCCAGTTCATTAATCCCGGTGCGGCGGATATCCAGATCAATACGGGACACCACGCCGTCATCAATCATCCATTGCAGGCATTCGCGGATATACCCCCTTACCGTCTGCACCAGCTGATTGGTCAGTTTGCTGCGCTGAAGCAGCCACAGTCGGGAGCCGTAACGGTCATTCTGTACCGCAGGCCAGGTATCCCCCCACCATCCCATCGGGACGTCGGCGTTGTCATCAGGCTCCGCCCGCCGCCAGGTAAACAGGGAAATCACCACGGCGCGGGTCAGCGGATCCAGCGGTGCGCTGGCGCAGGTGCGTTTACCGTTCACCGTCAGCCACAGTTCCATCATGCCTCCATCGCTTTATCAGGTTTGTCGGTGTTACTGCCCTGACCGTTCTCTCTGTGACGATGCCCGTTATAGGCAAGCCGCATCGCTGACATGGTGGTGCCGCCGGAGTCGCACAGGTCTTTCACCTGTCCTGTCACTTCCAGGTCCATTTCAAAACGTGCTTCAGGTGCATTGCGAAACGTGATCGTTTTACCTGCACCGTCCACCACGATCCCCTCCCGGGTCAGCGTCACGGACTGCCCCTGATCGTCATAGACAGCCACCTCACCCGTCTGCAGCCCTTTCAGGCGGTAGCGCCGGTCCGACACCGTAACAACCACCGCATGAGAACGGTCGCCATCCGGAAACAACACCACCGCTTCCGCACCGCTGTTTGCCCTTGCGGTAAAACCGTAGGGTTCAAGATGTTCAACCCCAGCTTTGGGTTCACCGGCAATCAGAGACACATCCACGGTCTGACATTTCGTGGCGGCACTGATGCTTTTCACCACGGCCCGCCCAATCAGGCCGAGGAGTTGTCGCTGCATGGCTTCAATCGTCCTCATCAGAACGGGTCCTCCTGTACTCTGGCTTTTTTCTTTTTTCGCGCGCCGGGGGCTTCGGGTTCAGGCAGATAAGCATCAGGTGGGCCGACACGGATTTCCGTCAGGGTGCCGTTCTGGTCCTGAGTAAACGTGACTTCCGAAACAAGCAGTTCGGTATTGTCGAAACCACAGACCGGATCAAAGACAATCACCCGCTGGTTGGGCTGCCACAGCGTACCGTTACCCTGTCGCCAGCCCTGCACCACGTAGGTGGTTTCATCCGTCCGCGCCGCCCGTTGTCTGGCTTCAAAGTCCGCACGGGCAATACAGCCTGCCCCGTAGCCTGCCCTGTCTGCCTGATATACATCGGACGGTAACGGGCAATAAATGCGTCCTCTGTGCGGGCCCGCAGCGCGGTGGTGGTGGCCTCACCGAAATCATCGTCGTTTCCGGCACGCTGCCCCGCCACCTGGTAAACAGAAAACCGCTCCCGGATACTCTTCTCCGTATCACAGGAAAGGATGTTTTCCCCGAGTACCAGCGCAGTATGTGCCCGCGTTGAGCCAATACCGCCAATCACCAGCCTGCCGTGCGGGTCGTCGTAAGCCAGTGCCTGCTGCTGACCGAGTATTTTGTTGATTACCTCAATCACCGTTTCACCGTGATCAGGCTGAACATCAGGAATAACACCCGACGGCGCACCGCTGTTCACCACCTCAATGCCGAAAGGCGCAGCAAGCGCCTGCGCAATCTGCACCAGCGAGCGTCCGTTAAACTGTGTCGGTTCGGCTGCACAGTCAATCAGGTCAGCCGTCAGACTACGTCCGGCAATACCGGTGCTGACCGAACGGGCATCGTAACGAACGGGCGTCGCCTCCACCCAGCCGGTGATCACCAGCTCATCACCAATCAGCACCTCCACTTTTGAACCGTTTTTAATGCGCGACTGAAGCGTGGTAATACCCTCATCTCCCGGCCACTGGCGGGTGATCTCCACACTGAAATCCCGCGCCAGTCGTTCAACACCGGCACCGATGCGCACCGATGTCCAGCCATTCCACTCCCGGCCATTTACCCGTAGCGTGACATTGTCGTTCATTGCACTGGCACCTTCAGAGGGATCACCGGCACAAAGCCGGGATGCGTAATGGCATTACGCCGGATAATGTCCGCGTCACGCGCCGCGTTATCAAACAAGGTCGCCGCCAGCACCAGCGCGGGTAAAACCTCATCCGGCGTGCGCTGAATGATCCGTGCAGACTGTTCAAGGCGCGTGTTGATATCCGCATTCAGATCTGCTTTCACCCGGCGCAGCGCCAGAAACAACGCATCACTGGTTGTACGGGACAACTCCTTATCAATTGCCGTATTCAGTGTGTCGCGAATGTCGGTCAGTTCTTCCCACGTTGGCAGGTCAACCGTGTTTTTCACCGCCGGTGCATTGTTCAGTGCCGGATGCGTGACAGAAGGCCAGCCGGTGCTCTGCGCGGGTGTTGTTGACTGCCCCATTGTGGCATTCTGCATCACCGCGGAAGTTGTGGGCGCAGGCAATCGTGTGACGGCATACGCCGCTTCGCTGATTGCGGTCGTACGAAGGGTGCTGGCAACCACGTTACGCTGCTGCGTCGCCGTGGCGTTGGTTTTACTGTCCGTTTTCCAGACGCCGCGCGGTTGCAGATCGCTGCCGAGGCTGACACCGGAAAGCGTTTTGATCATGGTGACCAGGTCGCTGGCGTTACCATAAAGGCGTTTCCCGGTACGCCACATTTTCTGCACCTGCTCAACGAAATTTTTGCCTGACGATGGCGGTGGCAGAAGTACCGAGATATCCCCCTGCAACAGCCTGGCGGCATCCGATACGGCAGAATCCACCACTTTCATCGCATCAGAAACATACCCAAGCATTGTGCTGGCATTACCGACGACGTCGTTCTGCACAAAATCTGCCACGCCATCGATACTGAAACCACTGAAGCTGTCACTGATGCAGTCATCCAGTGCAGAACAGGATGACATCAGCGTCTGCGCCGTCGCCGCACCTGAAGTGGGGTAAGAGAGTTCTCCCGCTTCGACAAACTTCAGGTCAAAGCGGACAATACGCCCTTCACTCTTCGATGTGCTGACCCGAACTTCCCCGTCAACACAGACTTTCAGCTCACCGTAAGTCGGATGGACAAGCGTGCCGGGACCGGGTTTATTCAGCGCGTCAATCAGGCGATCGCGCTGGTCAAAGCAGTCATCTCCCACCACATAAGCTGTGATGGACGGGCGGAAAGTGATTTTCCCCAGGTCTTCGGTATAGGGTTTGTCGCGGTTCGGGTATTCGTGCGTTTCCACACGACGACCGGTTCCCGCACTTTCTTCTTCAACCTTAAACGGCACACCGCGAAATGACGCGTCCTGAAGTCTGTCTTTCCACGTCATATAAACTCCGTACATAAAAAATCCCACCGGAGTGGGACTCATTAACAGATTAATTTTTCATTACCTGCCAAAGCGCGTATAGCCAACATCATGGCTGACATCAAAACCGCTGGATCGCGTTTCCATAACCCGCATACCCGGGGGCGAATTCATAAAAGAGACCTTGATCTCACCATCAACTTTTGGCGCAGAAGCTTTGTTAATCATGAAGGGATTCGGGCCTGTGGCACCGGAGGCGTTGTTTGACTGAGCCGGATCTACCGCCGGATAAGGTGTGTATCCCCGCGCCGGTATTCCCGTCCCATAAGCATCATAAGCACCCGCGCCCCACTGCGCAGAGTTAATGGCATCGACCGTGTCACCGGAACTGTCGGTAAACCACTCAATAATTGGCTTCAGCTTGTCCCACATATCCTGAAACCACTTAACAACCGGCCCCCAGTTATTGATCACCATCCCCAGCGGCGACCAGGCAAAAACTTTCTTAAGGAGTTCCCAGCCAGCCTCAAAATAAGGACCAATGGTTTCCCAGAGTTTCTTAAAATAAGGTCCGACAACATCCCAGTTAGTGATAATTAATCCCGCAGCCAGGGCTATCGCCGTCGCAATCATGCCAATCGGCGTCATCGACATGATCCTGCTGACAATACTGATGGCACCGCCAACGCCCATCAATCCCAGTTTCAGAATCGCAAGACCAGCAGCAAGCCCGACGACGCCGCGAATAACCCGGGGATTTTCATCCGCAAACTTCGTGAATTTCTCCCCCAACTCCCCCAGCCATTGCGTGATATTTTTAGCGTCACCAGAAAATGCGCCGCCAATAGCTGCAAGACCGTTAGTTGCGGTCCCCGTCATTGCCTCCCACAGGTTGGACAGCGTACCAAGCTGTGCCTGAACACGTTTATTCAGGCTGGCCTGTTTATTCATCTTCTGCTGGATCTGATCGTAACCATCCTTTCCTTTATCGATCAGAGCATTGACCACCTGAAGGGTTTCGGCATCATCACCAAATATTGCCTTAAGTACACCTGTTCGCTTAACGTCGGTCAGTTTTCGCAGCTTTGCCAGTTGCCTGAACATGTTATCAAGACCGCCAAAACTCCCTTTGCCGTCAGTAAAATCGAGCTGCACTCCGAGTTTCTGGCGGGCCATGACTTTATTGACGTCCCTGATTTTCTTAACGCTTAATCCGGACTGGATAACTTTTCGCAGGGCGTTACCTGCCGACTCCCCGTTCATCCCCATCTGATCCATCATGACGCTGATGGGGGCAAGGCTCTGTGCAGCCTGAAGACCGTCCTTGTTCACCATCTTCAGAACAGAGCTGGTTTTAGTGAAGAAGGACAACATGTTGGTATCGTCCACGCCCAGATAAAACGCCTTCTGGATAGTGTCGAACAGCCCCATCATGTCTTCTGACGCCGTTCCGGTAGCATCCTGCATCTTTGCAGCAAACTCAGCAGCCGCTTCCGGTGTTTTTTTCAGTTGTACCGCAAGATAAGCTGTCGCTTTACCCACACCACTCAGAATGTTTTCTGCCGGGATCCCCTGACGCACCAGCATCTGCATCATGTTCTGGAAATCAGCCGTTGTACCGGGTAGCTGGTTACCCAGGCCAATAGCCAGTTTATTGATGTCCTGAAAGCGCTTTCCAATCTCGCCGTTCGCATCCATCATAGCGACTTTCAGCCCGGTGGCGGCGTTTTCCTGATCGGCATAAGATTTCAGGGAAAGCGTCAGACCCGCTGCCAGTCCGCCACCAAGCGCCAGCCCACCCTGTGACGCTTCTTCCGCCTGGCGTTTAAATCCCCGGATTTTCTTTTGCATTTTCGACAGCGCGGGAGAAAGCCTGTCGACACCGGTGATCAACGCCTTAAGCTCAAATTCAGCCATGTGTGCGTTTCTCCTGCTCTATCCTGTTTGCCTGACTGACCAGTAAGGGAATTTCACTGATCGGCATATTCAGCAATTCGAAAGGATTAATGCGCCAGTAACTGGCGCAGTCAAAGAAGCGATCAGTGAGGTATTCAGCCGTCAGGCCTGGAGGAAAAAACCAGCCACAAGCCACGCCGCTGCATTCAGGTCTGCCGGAGACATCTGGTCGACAGAGCTTTGCGGCACTTTCGCCAGCCGCACAATGTATTTCGATACCACATGCGCCAGAAGTCTGACGGACTCATCCTGATTCATCTGGTAGGGATACCCCAGCTCGCGGACATCTTTCCCGGTGGGCTCATCAAACTCCAGTACGGAGAGTGTCTCGCCATGAGCGGTAATCGGTTTCTTTAACTCAAGCTCTTTCATTACTGGTAATCCCCTTCTTCACCGTGGAACTCAAGATCAACCGTGCCTTCTTCGGCATTATGGTTCGCTTCTCCGTGCAGCCAGGCGGACGACAATACATAGACCTGACCGTTCGCCAGCTCGGCAGTGATGGTCATCTCATCAGACGAGGTGATTTTGCTCACCGGAAAATTCTTCGGCACCTTGAAGGTCCCTTTGACATAAGGCGCACGGTGAGTTTCCTTGCGGTCCACTGAACCGTCCAGGCCGATGATGTCATCATTGACCGTCCTGTTCATGGGCACCTCAATGCCGCCGGTCAGCGATAGCTGCTGACCGTCAATTTTGAAATAACAGGTTCCCCGATACGGGCCATTATGCGGACTCCTCTGAATACTGAAGACGGAACTGGTTAACCACGGCAAAGACACGCAACTGGTTAACATAGTCAGGCGGGAACAGCGTGTTCAGGCGGTTCGGATCGCTGGCATCACGCTCCACAACCAGGTACTGCTTAAAAAGTTCGTAGTTTTCCACGATCCCCGCACGCTCAAGCTGACGGTAGGTTGCCAGCAGTTCCCCTTTGATCACCGCCGGGGTGACAATCGCCTGACCGGGACCAAAGCGGGTACCGTCGCTGGCAAGCTTGTGACGCCCGTACTTACTGGTAATGACGGATTTCAGTTTGCGCAGTACATACGCGCTGGTATGCAGCGTCTCGCTGTCGAGGTAGCTGTTATCCGCAACACCGTAAGCGTTTTTCCTGTACGTGGTGACATCACGCTGAATGCGCAGCACCCCGCTTTCGACATACGCCGTTGCCACGCCATGAGACAGCAGGGTCTGTTGTTCGGTCATCGTGAACCGTTTCCCCTTCGGCGCAGGCAGCATACCCACCAGCTCACCGGTCTGCGTGGGACGTGCCGGATCGTTGCGAATAAACACCGCTGCGCGGGCGGTACGGCTTGCCGCCAGCTCGTCGGCAGGCGTCTGGGTCTCTTTTTCGTATCCCGCCAGGGTAATGTGCTGCTGGTTAAACTGGTCACCTGCGGTCACCAGTTCTGACAGCGTGCCGATCTTTGCCGTGTACACATGACCATACAGCTGACGCGCATAGCTCCAGCGACCGCTGGTATCGTTCATCTCGGTCACCAGCGTGTTAACGGAGGCCGTGTCGTTGAACGGCAGGCCGATATAATCAAACGGCTCATCCGCCATTGCAGCCACCGCGCCGGTGAGAACAGGAGCGCCCGTTCCGGCGGTACCCGTCGCCACGGCAATCTGTACGCCCGCTGGCAGCACTTCGCCCCCACCAAAGCCGTAGTAATTGAGGCTGACAGGAATTTCATTCCCGCAAAGCCCCTTATGACGCGCGGTCAGTGTGACCACGCCTGCCGAAGATGAAGCCGTAAACGGCAGGGTCGGAACGGCATTGATGGCATCCTGGATACTGCTGGCAATCGTCGCGACGTTATCGCCGTTGGTCACCGGTGCCTGCACGCGGGTACGTCCCACATAAACATTCACCGTGCCGGTTTCGGTTGCCGCGCCGGTCACCGTCAGCGTAACTGTTGCCGCCGCGCCCGTGGATTCAGGAACGGCAATCACATACAGTTCACCAAACGGGTCGGTCTGGCGATAAGCCTCGACCATACGCGCCAGCTGACTTCCCGCACCACAAATCTGGCGTGCATAGTCTGCCGATGGCATCAGCACCAGACTGTTGGCAACAATCTCTGCACCGTTATTGGCATGACCAATCAGCAGCGATGCTCCGCTGTCCTGTGCAGTATTCGCCGCCTGGTTATCCATTTCCGCATAAAACAACGGAACCAGCGTATTCGACGGAATGGTGTTAAAGCTTATCGTCATCGGTATTCACCTTTTTATTCACGCGCCGGATATCACCCGCTGCTTCACGGCGCAGCCAGTAGTTGTTCTCATCAACATTTCGCCCCTCGGCGGGCAAAAGGTCGCCGCGGGCAGGGTCAGGAACTGACCGCCCTTTAACAGGTTTGACAAACATGAGGATCCTCAGGAAGGAAGGGTTATTTCGGTGTGATGTTCGATATCGCCGTCAGGCCCGTTACCGGGCTCGAGATAATCAACATCAATCGCCAGCGTTTGCAGTTCATCCAGACTGTTCAGATCATCCTGCTGGCGGGTATCGTCTTCAGTCAGCTCGCTGATGACCGAAAAATCGAACTGATAAATCAGCTCATGACGATTCAGATCCAGCAGCGTGCCGCCGTCATAGGTAATCGGGTTACCGCACGCCTCCGGGTTCCAGCCCAGCAGAGCCTTAAAGAGCATCTGCCGGACATCGTCCACCACATCATACGAGGCAAACTGACCGCGCTCATCACGCCCGTTACTCAGTATGACAACCACGGAGAAGCCCTCTTTCAGCTCCTGCCAGTAGTCGGTCTGGCTTTTGTTTTCTCCCGGAGAGTCATCACCCGGTACCACATACGCCGCCGGGAGTCTCAGCTTTCCGACCTCCGGCAGATTTTTGAACTGGGCCGCGCCTGCCACCCGGTTTTCAAAATACGGACAGCGGGCACGCAGTGCAGCAATAACAGGCGTCAGTTTCATCTGTGTCGTCGCTCCGGCTTCAGTGATTTACGCAATTCCCGCGCCAGAAAATAGCGTGTCCAGCTGCGGTTCTTTTCAAGCGTTTCCACCATGAAGTTATTACGTGGAGCCAGTCGCCAGCCGCTGCCACCGGATGCACCACGATGATGGCTGCGACGACGCTTTGCCCCTCGCCTCACGCCATAGAACAAAAAAGCCGGATAAAAATCACCGGTGATACGGCGGTTTCCCTCTCCATTACGCTGGTTAGGGGCTATACGTGCCATAAAACCGGGGCGATGTTTACTGGCTCTGGGTACCATGTAACCAATCGAACGAGCCAGGCGTCCGGTCTGATAACCGGGGTTTTCACCCGGTGCCGACCGCGCACGGCGCATCACCAGCCGACGGGCATCACGCATATGACGCTGACCAATCGTGACAAACGCCCGCCGGACACGGGCGCGGTTAAAGCGCATCTCCGCGGGCTGCTGAAAATCAACGTGCAAAAAGGAAGTCGTCATTGTTGCCTCCGTGACTCTGCCTACATTCGCCCAGCTCCGTACACTCCAGCAGCAGAAAGCGCCGCGCCCCGTTCAGATCGCGCTGACGTTTCACCCGGTACACACTGTCACCGCAGACCACCTCATAATCAGCGGTGATCCCCCGGCGGTAACGAATGGTGATGTAATGGGTGATGGCGTCCCCGGTCTGCGCGGTTTCCTGCCAGGTGGTGGCACTGGTCTGGACAACCTTCGCCCATGTCCGGAACGCAACCGGGTATTGAGGCTCCACGCCAAAGTTATCCGCGGGCATATCCACCCGCTGGCGGATCAGGACGCGTTTATTCAGTTCACCGGGGTCCGGCAGAATGTAGGTTGCGCTGGTCTGCGCCTGACGAATTTTCATTGCGGGAAATACCTGTACGGGCCGACAAGCCAGTTAAAGCTCATTGGCAACTCCATTTTCTCAACGTCTGTAACCGACGAGCGATTTTCGTAAAAATGGCTGATAAGCATCAGCATCCCCAGACGAATATCATCCGGCAGGTGCAGCCCGTCCGGATCGCTGTCCGGAATGGTTTCATCCGGAGCATAGAGCTTCCGGTTCAGATACGTTTCCGTCCGCTTTTGCGCCGCACAGGCCAGCAGTTGCAGATGGCGGTCATCAGCATCGAAATCCTCATCCAGCCGGAGTTGGGCTTTAATCTCTTCCATTGTCAGAAGCATACTCAGCCCTCTTTACTGGTCGTGGCTTTTTTCTCTTTTGTCGCTTTACTGCTTTTTGCACTGGTTCCGCGCTCTGCTAACCCGGCCTGAAGTGCAATCTCCTGCACCCGGGCAGGAAGCGTCCCGTCGTCATACTCACCGGCCCGAATGACATCAACACGCATACCGTCCGGTGACCATTTCAGATCTTGTTTCAGGATCATGATTCTTCACCCGTCAGAACAGGGGGCGCGGTTCCGCGCCCCTGAGTGATTACGCCGCTGCAATCTTCAGCAGTTTGATGGCCTGCGAATCGACCAGCATGCCGCCGGTGCGCTTGGTGGTATAAAAACCGACAAACGGTTTATTGGTGTACGGATCGCGAAGAATGCGGGTACCGATACGGTCAACGATGGTGTAACCCCGTTTGAAGTTACCAAATGCAATGGCTTTCGCATCCGCGGCAATATCCGGCATCTGCTCGTTTTCAGCGATACCGTAACCCGCCAGAGAGGATGGCTGCCCCAGTTCCAGCCCAGGACGCCACAGATAGTTACCCTCGGTGTCTTTCAGCAGACGGATGGCAAACAGGCTGTTGTTGTTCATCATGAACTTCGCGCCAGTGCGGTGTGCCTTACGCAGCGTGTAAATCAGTTTGATAATGGCGTCTGCGGTCACCGCGGTCGCTTCGCCGGATACAATATGCTGAAGTTTGCCGAACGCCCGGACCTTGTCGGTTTCATCAGTGGATTCATACGCCAGGAACCCTTTCGGCTTCTTGGTGCCATCGCCTGAGGTAAAGGCAATTTCTTCCTGTTCGGCAAATTCGGTTGCCAGCTCGCTGTTGATCCAGGCCTCCACGTTGAAGAAGGCATCGTCCAGCATTTTCTGGGTAGCCTGCGGGTTGCCGTAAATTTCCCCCATGAGAGGTTCAATCAGCTCCAGTCTGGAGGTGGCAGTCTGGGATCGCGTATCCGTTTCCCCCACCCATCCGGAAGCCGTACCGCCCAGATTCACCAGTTTTTTGTAGTCGGAACCGCCAACGGTGATCACCGTGGCTTCCTGACGCATCACCACTTCATCTTTCAGCAGGTTAAGAATGTTGCGATCCAGTTCTTCCGGCACGGCGTAGCCACCGTCTTCATCGGTACCCACCTGCAATGCCTTACGCTCCAGATCGCGCAGACCGTCTTCACGGCCTTTACGCAGGAAGCCCACAAACGCCTCTTTATGCTCGGTGGCCAGTTTATTTTGCGCACCACCTGCCGGACGTTTCAGCTCAAGCAGCTCTTTTTCAAGGTCGCTTTTGAGATTTTCCAGCTCGCTGAGTTTCCCGTTCAGGGTTTCCACCTGCCCGGCAAGCTTGCCTTTTTCCTGCTCAATCGCATCCACGCGCTTGTCGTTCTTTGCTTTGAAGTCGTCAAACTTCTGCTGCAGCTCCTGCGCGACCTGTTCGACATCTTTAATATCAACCGCCATCGTATTTCTCCTGATTAGAAGTTCAGATTTTTCAGTGCATTCAGTGCAGAGCCCACATCCTCAGCGTCGCGCAGGGACAGTGCGCCATAGCCCCCGGCCATGAATGCTTTGGCCTGGGTACGGGAGAGTCCGACATCACGCAGGACTCTTTCGATTTTTTTCTGTTCGGGGATTTCCCCGCGGGCCAGTGCGTTCTTGACGTCGCTGATCCGCGCCTCGTCGTTAGACGGGAACGTCACCAGGCTGACTTCCCAGAGGTCGATTTCTTTCAGCAGAAAGGCTTCTTTGCTCCGGTCGTATTCCCAGTCTTTCAGGACGTACCCAATAGAAAGGCCGGTTAACGAACCGGCCTTCATGTGTGCATGTGCGCGTTTTGCGAGGGGATCATCATCAATAAGCAACCGTCCCCTGACGTAAAGCCCGACATCGTCTTCCTTCATTTCGGTGTAAACACCGATGGGTTCATCCATGCGGTGCTGCCAGAGCAGCGCAGGTAACGCTTTTCTGTCACTCCACGCCCGCAGGGAAGCAGCAAATGCCCCGGACATCACCACATCATCGTGGCTGTCCTTTACACCAAAGACGGAGCCATACCCTTCAAACTCACCGGAGTCACTGACAGATTTCAGACTCAGCGGTACATCAAGACGTTGTTTCGTCTGCATTGGCGTTATCCTTCTGCTTACCGGCTTTACTGCCATCGGAGGGTTTCGTGGTCATGTTCATCGGTGTGAGATAGACATTCCCACCGGGACGCGGATTCATATCTTCCAGGTCGCGGCAGTCATTGGGAGAGTAAATTCCCCAGTTAATCCCGGTGGCGTAGGCTTCAAAACGGGACTTCATATCCCCGCGCAGTAACGCCCCGGCGTTAAATTTGGCGTAATAAACGCCCTGCTTACTTTTTCGTACCAGTCCGGTGTTGATCCGCTGTTCGATGCGGGTCAGATACGGCACCAGTGAATAGTTGATAAATCCGAGCCCCAGTTCTTCGATATTGTTGAAGGTGGCGCGATCGGTGTTCTGCACCATGTGCAATGGCACCCGGAACAGACGACAGATTTCTTCAAGCTGAAACTTGCGGGTTTCCAGGAACTGGCTGTCCTCTGCGTTCAACGCCATCGACTTCCAGTCCAGCCCCATCTCAAGGATCATCGGGCGGTGAGCATTGCCAAGCCCGGTGTGACGCTCCTCAAAATCTTTCTTCAGGCGCTCATAAGCCTGATCCGACAGCGTCTGCTCTGTACGCAACACACCCGACGTCACCGCGCCATTGCTGAACAGTCTGGCCCCGTGCTCTTCGGTCGCTGCCGCCAGCGATATTGCCTCGCGGGCATAGGCGATGGGATTCAGTCCCACCAGACCGTCCAGCGTCAGCGTGCGCACATGCCAGATATCTTCCTGGCTCAGTACATCCGTGGAGCCGTCCGGAAATGTGACCTGGTAAACCGGTTCCCAGCTACTGTTAAGCTTCGGTACCACACAACCGGGATCGACGGGCAGCAGTTCAGCCACTTCGCCAAATGCTTTCACTTTGTAGGCGTAAAAATTTCCCCGCAGGCACAGACAGGTGACCACCAGCTCCCAGAACTCCTGCGGCGTCATATAGCTATTGGGATGCGTGGAGATCAGTTTATGCAGACGTTCGCCGGTGGCTCTCTGCTTCAGGCTGCCGTTCAGGTGATACAGATTGCAGGGCAACATCCCGACCGACTCTGCCAGCACTCTGACGCAGGAAAAAACCGCCGTCAGTCGCATGGCCCGCTGACTGCTGATCTGCTTTCCGGTATAGGTGTCGTAGGACAACCCGATGGCATCCGCCAGCTCTGCTGGCGTGGTCACCGGTGCGTCACTTTTTCGTTGAAATAATCCCGAAAAGAACACTATTTACCTCCACCAACAGACAGCTGTGTACGATCGAGATATCGCGCTACCAGCCACGACCAGAACAGGCACAACGCCCCGGCAACAACAAAACCCGCCGGGGGATAAATCAGCCAGGCACCATATGCCAGCAAAAGCGCACCCAGCACGCCCACCAGAGGCGCGAGAATCAGCATGATCATAATTACCTCAGTTAAAGCGAGCGGATCCCGTAGGACTCAATGTGGTCAGACAGCGTGTCTTCTTTCTCGTACAGCATGGCTCTGCCAACCGCCATAATCAGCGCAACTGCACCGTCAATTTTGTTTTCCGCCTGCTCCTTGACAGGCTTCACCACATCATCGTTACCCGGCATGTTTTTGCCGACCACGTTGCCGATACACCAGGTCATGATGGGATTGCCGTCATGATGAAAACGTCCCGATTCAATCGCTGCTTCCAGCTCTTTCATCGGATCGGACATATTGGTGAAGTTCTGGACGATAGTGACGGGATTCAGGTCTTCATCAGCAAGGTCATGTGAGAGCCCGGTCGCCCCGAAGGGGTCGATGGGTGACTCGCTGACCGGGCTGATTTTGTTCGCCGCTTTGGCCTCTTCGAGGATGTAGCGATAATCCACCTCTGCACCATCGGTAACGGTCAGGACGCCCATTTCCACCCATTTCTGAAAGCGTTCGGCGGTCCGGCGATCTTCAGTTTTCTCGACGCTGTACACCGTGTCATACGGTACCCAGAAACGCGGGGCCACACTGTAGTAATGCGTTTTACCGTCAATCTCACGGGTATAAAGTCGCGCCATGCTGTTCATATCCAGCTTACGCGCCAGGTCAAAGGCCAGAATGCACGGCTGCCCCTCGAACTGCTCAAGGGTCAGTGATTTATCCTCGCAGCTCTGCCAGCTCACCAGGTTGAAATACGCCGAACGCGCCGACACCCAGATATTGAGGTGTTTTGTTTTAAAGACGTTTGCCAGACGGGCGTTATTTTTCGCACGCTGCTGCTGACTTAACAAAAATTCGCGATAAACCGACACGCCAATATTTGGATTGGCTTTTTCCAGCACCTGCGGGTCGGTCCAGTCATCGCCTTCGTCAACGGTATAGATGATCCCGAACAGTTCATCGTTGGGTACCGAACCGTTGAGCATCTCGATAACTTCCCGCCGCTTGTCGTAGCACGGCCCCTCAATGTTGTACCCGGCGGTGGTGATGGCCCACATCAGTGGCTGACGTCGCGCGCCCATCCCGGTAAGCATCGTGGTATAAAGCGCATCGGTGGCGTGCTCGTGATATTCATCCACCACGGCACAGTGGGTGATGAACCATCACCGGGGTTACCGATCAGCGGTTCAAACCGCGCGCCATCCTCCGGACGGTTCATGTTTGAGGCGTTAACCTCAATCCCGAACGCTTCCGTCAGCATGGGTGTGCGTTTACACATCAGTCGCGCCGGGCGAAAGACTTCCCACGCCTGTTTCTCTGTCGTGGCACCGGAATACACTTCCGCGCCAAACTCGTTATCACAGGCAAAACAATACAGGGCAACACCGGCAGAGATTGCCGATTTGCCGTTCTTACGGGGGATTTCGGTATACACCTCCCTGAAGCGGCGCAGCCGGGAGCCTTTATTGACCCAGCCAAACGCACAGCAGATCACAAAGAGCTGCCACGGTTCCAGTGTGATGGGCATCCTCTTGAATGCCCACTCCCCTTGGTGTGTGGCAACAGCTGAATAAATTTCGCGGCCCGTTCAGCCAGGTCCTTGTCGAAGCGGTAACGAAACGACTTACTTTTTTCCGCCATCAGGTCATCAAGATGGCGCTGGCAGGCCTGAAATCACAAACTGGCAGGCCACAATCTTTCCGCGCACGACATCACGGGCATACTGATTGGCAGCATTTACGTTGGGTAAGATTTCGGCTCATGATTCGATGATTTTCAGAAACGGGTTAGTGGCTTTCTTCTGCCCCGCCAGGCCAATCAGACGCTGGCGGCTGCTGGGTCGAGTCCGAGCATTGCCCCCGTGCTGCTCATCTCGGACTCCTGTTCTTTCTTGGCGGTCAGCTCCGGATTTTTAACCATGCACCCATTGCACCGGTGATGGTGTTTGCCCTGTCTGGCAATATTTTTCACGGCACGTCGCCAGAACTCATAGGCCACGCACCACCGCTCAAGTACCGCAAGGTCAGTCACGCACAGCAGGCCCTGACCGCAGAGTTCTTTGGTTGTCAGTTGCCACATGATCGTGGCGAGAGGGAGATCTTCTTCTGCGAACCACTCCGGTGGCTCAACACCTTTGATGGGCGTAAAAACAGGTTCATCTTTGTTCAGGGCTCGCTTGCCGGGGTTTCCGGCCAGCGCCTTGCGCGCCGTTGGCTTGGGGCGACGCCCGGAACGCCCCGCCGTTCCAGCCATATGCGGCACTCCTGGTTAAATTTCATTTTTCGCGGGTATAAAAAAACGACGGGGCGGGCAGTCCGGAAGACGTCAGGTCACAGAGATTTGACCCGCCCCTCCCCTCTGGCAGTGGGAACTGGTTCTTACTTCAACCGTTCACGGGCCGTCTTCGCCTTATGACACGGCCAGCACAGGCTCTGCAGATTGCTGTCGGCATCAGTGCCGCCATGCGCTTTAGGGATGATGTGGTCAACGGTTTTCGCCTCACGTACCACACCACCACGCAGACATAACTGACACAGTCCTTTGTCACGCTTGAGCACGTTCACGGATAACATCCCATTTCGAACCATAACCGCGCTGGTGTCTGGACTGGCCCGGCTTGTATTGCTTCCAGCTTCACTTTTGTGGCTTTCGCAAGCCTGACGGTCAGTTGTGGTATGGCGGCAGCCGCGAACACGGCAGGCTTTTGGGTTCGTGGTGGCATGCTGGCTCCAATAAAAAGCCCCGCGACGCGAGGCTTAGACAGAAAAAACACCGGAAGATCTGGTCATTCTTCCTTTTTAATAATGACTTCTCGAGGGCGCAATTGTTGGATAGCACGACAAATACAATATGGAATAACTGCCCATGCTACTCCCATTGCTGCACCTGCAGCCTGTTGTGGAGCACTCTGAGCACCGAAAACCCCGAGGATTCCTTCAATAAATCCAATAGCACTACACAAAAGACTGATGACCCAGAGAATTTTCATAAACCCAAACTCCTTTTAAATAAACACATTACTAGGATAATTCTCATAAAATGTTAGTAAAGTATTTTCAGGAAAATAGCGTATCACTGCCTATTTTTGACACTGATGCTGGGATAATTATTCCGATCGCTGGAGTTGCTCATGATGATACAGAGCGAGAATCAGGTCATAAGACCCTTGCCTGTCTTTGTAACCAGTTTTATCAACCAATTCAGCTTTACTGATTCCGGGTAAATCAAGAATCAGATTCGCAACTTCAATTGCCCTTTGGTACAACTTACCGCCTTTTTTCTCCCATGCAGTGGTTTTACATTCTTCAGGTAACCGCTATCCGCCAGGGCGAGAAATGTTGCCCTTGGGCATATCTTCTTTCTTGACGATTCGCTTTCTGTAACCTCTGCGATAGCTGCATCCCATGCATCACGAGGAGTCATTGAGCTATCAGCCACCAAATGATAAGCGATTAAAGCAACGTGAGCGTATTGAGACATAATGCATCCATATACAAAAATCTTATGATAAGACTTTTCTAATATGAACACTGTGATCTCACATATTCTTGCAGGCCATTCAATTGGTTAGTTATGGTTTCGATGCGCTCTCTGAGAACGAAATAATCCCGTTGAGCGGTGTCAGTAAGTCTGGGGCTGGAAGCATCATCCACGCCGGAGGCGGCGGTGGTTTTATGCTTGTCCGGACAGACTGCTTTGACGTGCAGCCACTTACGACCAGCAGAAACATCAGCACGAAGACTTTCGATAGTCGCGTTAGCATCAGCAAGCTCCTTTGTGTATCTGGCGTCGAGTTCAGCTACATCATGTTGACGCTTCTGCATGTCAGCGATGATGGATGTGGCTTTGTCGCGCTGTTCTTTGTAGGTCATGGCGTTATCACGGTAATGATTAACAGCCCATGACAGGCAGACGATGATGCAGATAACCAGAGCGGAGATAATCGCGGTTACTCTACTCATTGTTGCCCCCACAAACAGACTTCACGCTCAATCTCACGGCGAGTCATCAGCCCTTTCCATTGCTTACCGCCAGCGTATGTCCAGCGCCGTAGCTGATCACATGCGCCTTTGATATCGCCCTGGTTTATTTTGCGAAGAAGCGTCGATGTTCTGAAATTTCCAGCACCAACGTTGTAACGAACGAGTAAAGAGCGCCGCGCGTTGTTTCCGGTATATCGACTTTGATGTACGGGTTAATTTGTCTGGCGACAGTGGCAAGGTCTTTATTCAGGAGGGCTTTGCATTCTGCTTCGGTATACGTTTTACCGAGCATAATGTCTTTTCCGGTATGCCCGTAACATACAGTCCATACACCAACGATATCTTTATATGGTAAGTAGCTGACGCCTTCCAGACCATCGTTACCACTTGGGCCAGTGATTAACACAGATGCTATAGCAATAGCCCCGCCACCAATAGCCGCAGCAACGGCTTTTCGTAATGATGGAGGCATTATTCACCTCTCGCAGCCTTTCTTCTGTCTTCTCTGATTTTGAAGTACAGATTTGTCAGATAGGTGAGAAAGCCCAACACAAGGCTTCCAAGCACCCCAATCGCAGCCCACTGTGATGGACTGACCTGATCCAACCACTGCAAAAACCAGTATCCCGCACTACCAGCGGATGTTCCGTAGGCAATGCCAGTTGAGATTTTGTCCATTGATTTCATAGCAACGCCTCCGCCAGTAACGGATTGCGTAGTTCTTATATTGGGAAGGGAGAAAAAGAAGACCGCAGCATAACTATCACTGATGAATTCAGGACATCCAGTGACTACGGCTCAGTTATGGTGCTGGTTAACGGACTTGAACCGCTACCCATTCGCTTACAAGGCGACCGCTCTACCATTGGAGCTAAACCAGCATATTTGGCGGACAGCGTGGACTCGAACCACGATAAGAAGGTTAACAGCCTTCCGTAATGACCTTTATACGACTGACCCAAATAAAAAAAGCCACCGTTGCAACTTAAGAGTCACTAACGGCAGCTTATGCGAATAGTGTTGCTCATTTGCTCAATGATGTCAACACGTTCTATGCTACATGTTTAATTTTCTCTACACGTTTCCGGTTTTTAAACGCACTATCCAGAACCGGGTAAATCATAAACAACGAGGCATTGAGGATTTCGTCAACTTCCCGTCGACAGGTTGCGAGCGATGGTTTTTGAATGCGCCCGCCGCCCCGGCATAACATCTTGCGAGGTCTTGCGACGCGATGATAGTAAGATGCAATGGCGTGCTTGGAAGAGCCGTGGGCGTAGTAGCTGAGGAGGATACCAAAGGCTTTCTTGTCAATGTACATGACGGAATCGACGACCTGAGAAATCAACATTCCATCATCATCATTACACATTGGCCTTGTCATAACTCTTCCCGGCTCTACGCTCTCCATGAACTTAGCTATTACGCTGCTCATGCGCTTTTCCAGACGACCTGAATAACCCATGCGCCCCACAGTTCAAGCCAGCCATTCAGCCACTCGTGCTGTTCTTTGGTGAGGTTTAGTTCTCTTATGCCCATGCGCCTTCTCCCTTGTGATCTGGAATGGTTTTTACTGAGAACGTCATGCGGCCTCACTTCTGCTGTTTCGCAGGTCTTTGAGTTTCTGCTGATACTCCGCCTTGATGGCCCTGCACTCTTCGACAGTCCAGCGATGGCGGTTATGGTTTGATTCGATTTCGTCTACTGCTTCCTGCCCGATGCGGCTAATCAGTTCGACGCGATACGGAACGAGATTTCCGCTTTTGTGCTGGTTGCACACCACGCATTGCTTGTGAATATTGCGTTCATCAAATCGGAGTTGAGGCGCCGCAGCAGTTGTCCGGTAATGCCCGGCATCCCACTGAGCAGACGTGAGCGTTCCGCACGAGATACATGGTAAGTCGCGGTCTCTTTCTCTGATGAAGGCGTTTACGGCTTGTTGGGCTTGTTTAATCCAGTAACTGCGGGGCTTTAAGGCGAGTTTTCGAATCTTAAGTTTATCTTTCTGTTTCTGCTCCTCTCGTCGTCGTTTCTTCTCTGCTGCCTTTTCCGCTTTTTCGCGTTCTTTGCTTCGTCGTTCGAGTGCTATCTTGGTTCCACACTCTGGAGAGCACCACCACTGATTGGCGAATGCAGGGTGAAACCATTCCCGACATTCATCGTTTTTACATCGTCTTCGCGCTGGTTTAGCCAT